TCCCCACTAAATCCAAACCATCTTCATCAACAGGATCATCTTTTACAAATAAATCATTGTAATCTTTCATAAAAGAATCCAAAAATTCAAACTTCTTTTCTACAAGTTCTTTCAAATCATTAATGGCATTTAACACCTCTCCCATATCTTCACCATCCTCTATTTCTGTATCCCCATTTTTAGGGTTACATAATTTCTTTCTACCTTCTTGGTATTCCAAGATTTCATCATACGTCAACCAATATGTTAAAATTAAATCGCCATCCTTCTCTGTATAACATATTTCATAATTGCTAAATATTGATTTAGTATGGTCATCTACCCATTCTTTAGCTTTATCATGTGTCCAACCTTTATCTTTGTCAAATAAATATCCAGTAATTTTCTTACAATCAGTACAATAATGGGCTTTTATACCTTCGGATGCAGAAATAGTAATTGTTTTTATTGAATGCCCAGAATGCTTACCCTCTTCTCCAGGAGCACCAATATGTACATAATTTTCAGTATCAGGTTTAGTTTCTATAATATCTTCTACATCCTTAGCATTTAAATCTTCTTTAACTATAACATCAAAATCAGTCAAATCTTTCTGCACTAATTCAAAATATTTCCTTATCGGCTCATCTTTTTCCATATCCAATGTCTCCATACTACGCATCATAGCTGTTGGATTAGCTGGCACTAATACTTGTGATACCTCCAACAACTCTACATCAGTGTAAACTCGTCCTGCTTTTTTACCCATCTTAACATCTTCATCCCATTCAGCATCATCATATGAATAAGGCAAGAAGCCAACTGAATATGCAGCCATACCATATTTTGAAGCTAATTTCCATCCCCAATCAGCTTCTTCATTACCCTCTCCCACAAAATATTTAAATTTAGCAATTAATTTACCATCTTCTATCCTTATTTTTTCCGCCTTACCTATTTGATTAGTAAGTTTATCATACCTATGTGAGGATAGGAGGACAGCTTGGCTTTTATATCTCCCTAAACGCTTTTTCCAAGCGTCAACTTTAATAACTTCCCCATACCTATCAATAGTTTCATCAGATACAACAGCCTCTAATGTAAAATCCTTTTCATTAATACTTTTAATTTCACTAACAAAAGTTTTTACTACTTTATCCATACCAGCCTCCTAAGTCTTATTTAATTATCGAATAAAACTCTAAAAATCTTTAACAACTTTTCTTAATAATTACTGGAACTGTAGTACATATACAATTAATCACTTCATTGCTTGGGGATTTAGGGTCTAATGGATAACGTAATACAAAAGAATTACTAAAGGAATCTCCAAGCTTAACAATCTTACCATCAAAAGACTTATGTCTACCTTTTTCTCCTTTAGATATCCACTTATGATAACTAATACCATTATTTTTCATTAAATTATACCTCAAACCATTCATAATAGCGGATGTTTCAGTTCTAGCAATAGTAGGTATTCTGTTATCTGTCTTATTATAAAATTTTCTTACTAAATCTACCTTAACTTCTGTAGAAGCATCATTCAATAATAATTTACGTAACCTTCTATCTATTGTGGATATAATAGTAGTATAACTAAACCTAAGTCTGTCCATAATAACTGGTTCTAGAAGATTATCATTATCAGTTAATGATAAATCTATTTCTTCTTTTAATAAATCTATACTATCATCTTTAGCAATGTTATATAAAGGTAGAAATATATTTTTTAATGTAGCTATTTCTTCTTCTACATTAAATATTTCCTTACTAGAATACAAATTAGTTATTACTCTCTTTCTTTGTTCATAAATATATCTTTTTAATTTATTCTTAAACATTCTTTCTAATGCTATATGTTTAGCCATAAAGCGTGCCCAAGCTACATCATTTCTATTAGAAACATTTACTTCTTTACCATTATTAGGTCCATCATTTGGGTCTTCACCACTAGGTTTATTAGGATTACCTGTCGGTTCATCATCTGGTTCTAATACAGGTTCATTTTCTACATCACTAATTCCAGCATCTTCAACTGGAACTACTCCAACTTTAACCCACCAAGTATTACCCCATTCTACATCCTCAAATCCTAAATCTAGTCGTTTATTTATCATATTTATAGGGTATCCCATATCATTTAATATCTTAGCCAATTCTACTTTTTTACCAAAATCCTCTCTCAAAGCTTCAATGACTGATATATCAAAACCCCCCCAAATTTTACCACCATCTATCTTAGAAAAAAATTTAGCCCATAAGAAATCTTCTATATATATTATTTTAGGTAATAATGTCTCCTTCCAAAAAGCCTCATGTGCATTTTTAATACCTTCATAACTATTTGATATAATTAGTGTCTTACCACTATATCTAGTTAATAGTGTGTGGTATGGAGGAACAGCAACACAATAAATTTTACCTTCATACTCAACCTTTTCGGGTTTTATTACAACCATTTTTTTAGATGATTGTATACTCGGCACATATACTTTCCAAAATGGTCTAGCATTAGGAAATCTACCTTCTATATGTATTATACCATCCACACCACCTTCTAATGTAGGGGAATAACCTAATCTTAAAGCTAGTTCATACACATCATCAGCTAATCCTCTAGATGTTGTGGTATAAATATGTACTTTACCTTGTTTAGTACCATCCCCATCCATTAATGATTCAAATAAATGTTTAAGTAATGTTGGATGTAGATTTAAAACTTCTCTAGGTATTCTTTTTTCATGACAATAGTGTCCTACATTATCCATAAGGTAGTTAAACAAATCTTTGCCTGATAAAACAAACTCTTTACCATGTTGTCTTATTTTATAAGGAAAATCTTTTAAATCTTCTATAAGTTTATTTCTTCCAACTTCTTTTACTTGTGTTATACTTAACTCAAAAGTAACATCACTTTTAAAACAGCCTTCAGAAATAAACCATCCTAAAAATTTAAGCCAAGATACAATAGGAAAAGAGGTCTCTTTATATCCTTGCTTACTTCCATTTTTGTAACCTTTTCTTTCATAAGTTCTCTTTTCAATATCAAAATAGTCAACAATTTCACCACCCCACTCACCGTTTTTAATAGAACAGAAATCTACTGAAGGGTCTAAATCTTTTATTCTCTTAAATATAAAATCTTCAGTTTTGTATTTACCAGCATTACTTTTAATCTTTCTCTCTTTACCAAACATCTTATGCTCTGGTGTAACAAAATAATCAGTAAAAGAAGGAATAGCTTTCCCATTTTCTGTTCTTTTTTGTCTATAAGCCTCACCTTTATAGTCATACACAAAAGTTTCAGATGTTGGTTGATACTCCATTAATCCTGTTTCAGGATTATAAGAAGCTACTAAATCTCCAACTCGTATATCAGCTACATTAACAAATCCTTTATCAGTCATAATTTCAGTATCAGGATGAAAACACTGGATATTTGTATAATTACCTAATACAACTTCATTAGTCTTAAAAGCAGCAAGTATTTCACCACGTATAGTATTTTTCAATATATTAAATTCCATATCACGCTGTGACATAGATTTAGTTTCCATAAAATCAGCACCACCCTCAATAACACCAACTTTATGTGAATTCCCATAACCAGCATGTCTTTGTTCAAACTGATTTTTCATTCTATTATACTGTTCATCTGTAAGGAAATCAGGTGCTTTAATTATTCCAGATAAAGATACACCATCTTTAAAAAATTGTTTATTATACTTACTAGCAAAATAATCCTGTTCAACACCTACCATAGATGCTTCTATTGGGGAAAGACCTCTAATATCATCATATGGATTAAAATATTTAAATTGTAAAATCTGATGTGGGGGAAGTTCTAATTCTAAACTTCCATTAGTATATTTCCAATATCCAGTAAACTTATTATCTTCAACTATTGGTGAAAATCTTGTGGGGTCTACAACCCAAATTTCTTTTGGTACTTCAGTTATATTCTTTCTTCCTTCAAATACCCAAAATGCTTCACCATATAATTCAAGAAATAGAATAGTAGCAAACATCAAAGTGCTAGAAATCATATAAGGGTTGGGATTCATAAATAATTCATAAAGTGGCCCAGTATTTATAATTGTTTTTAAATCTTTACTTTTTTCAGTATATAGATAAAAAGGCACTCTAGATATGTTCTGGGCTATTGCATTAATAGATGCAAATACCCATACTGATTTTTCATATGGGTTTGTAACTTCCATAGTATCAACAGATTCTAGATAGCTTCTAAGGCTACGATAAATTCTACTATCATCAGCCATAGGACCAATACCTTTTTTATGGTATCCAAACCTTTCCATAATTCTTTCTGTAAAACTTTTTTGTTTTGTCATTTCTTCTCCTTCACTAATAAAAGATATATGTAGTCTTTTATTATTGTGATGTGATACTACCTAAAAATAAACTTCTTTCTGCTAATCTACGCCTAACTAATCCTTGTAAAACTCTACCACCAGCTTTACGCCATTTAGGAAATTCATCAGCAGCACCTAAAAAATCCAAGTTATTTAACTTTCTTAAAAGTGTTGAAGCTTGTAAGTTACCAGCACCTAAATTATACACAAAGGATATAAGTGCATCAAATTGATTCTGATTTATAAAAACTTTGACTAATCTATTAATACTTCTCTCATTTTTAATTATCTCATTCATCATCATGTTAGTTGCTTGTTCTTTTGTAATACCTTGTAAATATGGTTTAGGGTCTTTAATAACAGTACCAAATCCTATAGTCAATACACCAGCAGGGCAATAGTATGGTTTAGAATAAAACCCTTCAAAGTGTTGTATAAGATTTATACCCCTATCTGATACATTCATTATTTTACATTAAAAACTTTCTGAGCCATACGCTGCCCAAAATAATATCCAAGAACTAGCATCAAAGCACTGTTATCAAATTCTGTCCATACAGCTTGTGCTGTTTGTATAGCAGGTAATTCCTGTATCCACATATAAGTATAAATCATTGTAAACTTAACCCACATATACAACCCAACAAACCCATATGTAATAGTAGGTCTGACAGTACCATTATACACAGCTAGAAAAGCATCCGCCCACTTAACCCCTGTCTGTTCTATCTTACTAGCTTCATACAAAGCTATAGATTCTTTAATATCAGCTTGTGTATTTATTTCTTCTAGTTTCTGTTCATGTAATAGCCTATTAGCTTCTATTTGTTTATCTAAAACAGCCAGTTCGTGTTTGTTATCTTCTTTCTTATTCCACAACTTCAATAGTTCTGGAATAAAACCACCTACAAAACCTATTATTGCACTAATTATTGTAAGCATTTGCATCCTCCTTACGCCACATAGTACCTGTTACTATACATTGTATGTATATACTATTCCCAATTTTATATACTGCTGTACCATAACATGATTTATTACATAATTTACAAATGTCATTTGATAAGTCCCTGTCCCCTCTCTCGTTCAATTCTCGCATCTTGCCTCTCTTTGACTATTTTTAACATTTGTTTGTTTTCTTCTACAATTTTTATTAACTGCTTTATATTATTTTTGTTATCCTTATTTACTAGCATATTTTTAACTGTAAAGTATTCACTCTCTACCCTAACAACTTGTGTTGAAAATGGGTTGATATAATAAGTAAAAGCTATCCTCAATTTATATCTACCTGTAGGTGCATTTTCTGGTATCTTTACTCCAGTACGATTCAGTACAATGCCTTCACCTATTGGCACATTTGAAGTGTAGTCATCAAATGTAATGATGTAGTCATTCACTAATTGCTTTGATACTAATGCTGGTTTATTTGTAAATTTTTTATATTCAAATTTATATTCTAAATACTGTCCAGCACACACTTCTTTGTTAGTATTAAGTATTTGTATAGGTTGTTTAACATCTAATGTTTTAAAAGGGTAAAGTGCCAAGCCAAAACCAGTAGCTACAATAGCAAACATAATAAAAACAAACACATATGCCAGTAAATTATAGGCTTTAAATCTTGTATTAAGTCTCTTTTCTAAGTCAGTGCATTTTTGGTGTATGGTACTTTTATCTTCCATGTTAAACCCCCTTTTTCAAAATCAAAGCTATAAGGGAGACCACTACAGAAGTCATTACAATACCAACAAAACCATATGCGATTATCTTTACAGGCATAAATTCTTTGGTTGTTATAAAATTCTGTTTCAATTCCACAATATCATCTAAAACCTGCCCTACCTGCGTTTTGATTGTGGCAATGTCTGATATAAATGTGTTATAGTCTTGCTGTCTGCGTTCATCCCCTTGATAATCTGGCACACCTACCTCCTAATTAATAACTTTAGCACTTTCTTCTTTAATGCCTTCAACAATAGTTTTAAATGCTTTATCTTCTGGTCTATTCCAGCTTTCGTAAAAACTGTAGCTACAGAACCTATTTCTTTTTTTAATGCTTCTTTAAAATCATCTAAAGACATTTCTAAAGCAATCTCTGATTTATTAATTCACTTTTACTTATTACTGTTACTGTATTTGGCATTTTAAAACCTCCTTAAATATCTTTCAGAACCATCGAACCTTATATATACCTTCACCACGTAAATGTGAATAAAGGGGGTATCTAATAGCATCCATTGAATGGTCTAAGAACCCGATTGGTTCATCTAAAATGATACCCCTCTTATTATCCATTTTCCAGCTATATGCCCTGAGTTCTTTTATAATATTAGAACTACCTTCACGAACATGTAGTTTCATCCTCTTTACTAAATCTATACCATCTTTTATTTGTTTCTTTGCGCCTTTAACATTAAATCCAGCAAGTCTTATTTCCTTAATCCTCATAGGTTCATCAGAATCACAATAAAAAGGTTTATTCCAATCCTCTTTAGGTATATTTTCTTTCATATATTCAATTAACTGGCTATTCGTCATTCCAGATTTATATAAATATTCTTCTAACCAAACATCCCGTTCTTTAACAGTACATTTAACAATAACATTAGGGTCATTAAATCCAAAGTCCACCCCATATAAGACTAATCCTTTAGGTACAGGTTTATCAGTAATTTCCCAGTTTCTATAAATAAGATTTTCTAATTTACCCCACTCACCTAATGCATATATCCTATAAAAGTTAATATCCTGATTAATTAAATCTTCATACCTTTTCTTGCTTCTATCATCCAAAAATGGATTATCCTGATATGTAGAATGTATAACATTAACATCACGATTAAAGTCTTTATTATCTATTAAGTAATCCTTAATCCAATGGAATTCATCAATAGGATTAAATGATATAAATATTTGGTTAGGTTTGCCATCCTTTGATTTCGCCCTTAAATACAACCTAACTGTATTAAAATCTTCTTTT